TTCCTCTGTGATAAAAGATTTGAACTGTTCCATTAGGCCTCTTTCTTTTTACCAATATTATACTTAGTCTCTAAAGTCCACTCACTTTTTTCACGAAAAGATAAAACCTTAATTTGACTAAGAGGTGCAACATTAGATGCATCACCCATAATAGAAATCAAACCCCAATCTTTAAGTAGGTTAGAAATAGTGTTTCTACGTGCAATATCGTTTTCACTTAGATTTGTTTGTTTTCCATCTAAAGCAAACAACTCTTTAAAGTGAACTATATAATACTTACCTTGTTTATGAAGTATGTGGCATGATTGGTATAGCTTTCGTTCTTTTCTACTCGCAACACCAATTCGTGATAGTGTCTCACGAACTTTCAAAAAATCGTCAGGTTCTTTTAACCCAACTTCTAACATATGTTCCTGCGTCCAATTAACTTCTTCCATTTTGTTTTCCACCTTTATTTAATTTTTGTTTTATGGTGGCGATTTGGTCATCATTTAGTATAGTAAGAGCTATCTTTGCTTTATTGTTATTGTATCCATAAAACTCTTTAACATACTCTATATCGTCTAACTTTTTCGCCTTCACCCAAGGAGTAAATCTTTTCCTTGCACGTAAACTATTTATTAAAAAGTCAAACTGAAGTTTTTTGTCTATATTAGGATATTGGTTCATTTCGTTAACTAACAGAATAGTGTCTTGAAATGGAGCTAGACACTTGTTTACGATGAACGGTGAATACTTTCTCTCCCATTCTTCATCTTCTGTATCCATTAACTTTTCTTTTGTATGGTTTATGGCGTTAAGATAGTCTTTTAATTCATACATTAATCTCTAAACCCTTCACCTTTACGGAAGTGATTTAATCGGTGACGAAATACTGTCCAACATAGCTCAAGAAAACTATCTGCTGTATACGTTCCACTCTTTACTTTCAACTCATACATCGTATGCTTCTTCCCATGTCATCATATTACTATCTGACATATCATCCTGATTTGCTTGTTCTAACATAATTAAGTCTTGTCTCAGTTTGTCAGATTTAATATTCCATATATTTTCAGTTCTAGGTTTATCTAGTATGCAAAACCAGTACGCAATTTCTTCAGCCTGATCACCTATCAAGTCTTTAACACCTTGACGGTCTTCTACTAAACCATCATCTGGCCTGAAGTATACAGTTCCATATACAGAATGAAATAGACCAGCATCTTGTAGATACTGTGGAGCTCCCATCTCTTTTAACTTTTCACTGGTTCCTATTAGATGTTCTAGTAGTGTTGCACCACTATGCTCAATTTTGTCAGAACCTATACTTTTAAGAAAATCAATTTTCTTTGTAAAAGTCAAGTCTGTCACGATTTGCATCCTTTACATTGCACTTAAAAACAACTACATTTCTAAGTTCATAACACTCTCTAGATACAGGCATAGCTTTATGATCCAGATATGCATCAAATACCACTAATCTATTACCCTTGTATGGAACTAGTTGTCCGTCAATCAAAGTCCCACCACCCCATGCATCACTTTTCCAATCAAGCCTTGGATAATAGATCATGGTAAAATCTCCATCATCTGTATGCATATGTGGTTCTAAACCATGAGTGTGAGCATTACAATAAATTCTTACATACTTCTCTACCATATATTTATCTTTAAAACCAAACTTAGTTTTAAAGAGATCAAACATCTCATCAGCCCAATCATATCCAGCAGTATCACATTCTTCTTTGTTATGACCGCACAAAATATGCCAGTGTTTATTTACTTCTTTTGGATTTGAATGATAATCATATTTCCAACGAAGTTGTTTCATATTATCATCTAATATGCTAGCATTATGCTCCTCAAAAACATCATCATATATGTCTACAACTTTACTCATTTAAACTTTCCTCTTGCCATGATTTCTGTAAGACACGCAAGAAGGTTTATCTCTTGATCGGCAGTAAACGCTGCTTTATGTTGATACTCAGCCAATACAACGACAACATGAGGTATAGTACTATGATCAAGAAAAGTATAAAGGTTATCGTAAATACTACGGAAAAGCCGTACAGAATCCATATCAAGATTATTAACAACCCATCTACGAACATTTGTGAACTCCTTTTCTTTCATGAACTTCATGACTTCTTTAATATTTATCTCTGCCATATCAACTAGGATACCAGCATCAATTCTACCAGAAATAGAATACCTTTGCAGTTCGTTTAGAATACGCCGCCAATCTGGAAAGTGTCTTTGTATAACTTCAACAAGAACTTTCTTATCATACTCTACACTCTCACTCTGTAGAATAAACTCCACACGTTTCATGAAGTCCATAGCAAGATTTGGTTTTTCAGACTTTGGAATCATAAAGTCAATCACACTACAACGAGAGTGTAATGGTTCAATCAATCTATTCTTGTAATTACAAGTCAGAATAAATCCACAGTTCTTATGAAACTCTTCCATGAAACCACGTAAGGCTGGTTGAGTAGATTGTGGATTTAGATAGTCTGCTTCATCAAGTATTAGATACTTTCTACCACCTTCGAGAGATACAGTAGATGCAAAGTTTTTAATCTTGGTTCGGAGAACGTCAATACCAGACTCCTCTGAACCATTGACCATCATAGATGTTGCACCAATTTCATCCAGTACAGCCTTTGCGATAGTTGTCTTACCAACGCCTGGACCACCAGATAGAATTATATTTGGAACATTACCAACTTCTACAAACTCTTTAAATGTATTTTTTAGAGACTCTGGTAGAATACAATCATCAACAGTTTTAGGGCGATACTGCTCTACCCATAAAAATGTGTCCATGATTAATTACCATAGGACGACTCAGGTTCTAGGGCAATAAAGTATTCAATATCAAAGTTAGAGTTTTTAAAGTAACTGATTTTCTTTGCAGAAACTTGGACATCATAACTTCCTTGAAGTAGTTTAAGATTCTCTACTTTAAACCAGAACTTATAAGCCTCTGCTGCATCATTACTCTGAACAACTTGAGTAGAGTAACTATTCGCAGTATCATTCTTTTTATCTGTGACACGAAGTTCACCAGACTCAAGAACCATATCAGGAACACCGATAACTGCTGCAGCCTTTGTTACTTCAGATAGAGTATCACTGGATAAGTTAAATTGAACTTCACTAGAAGGCATTGTAACTTCTTTAGTTGGGGAAGTAACAACAGAGGGGTCAGAGTACCAATACTTCAAAGATTTGCCATTAGAACCATCTTCAGTCATAACAACATAATTATCATTGAAATCTAGATTTGGATTTGTAAAGAGGGATAGTGCTGATAGGAATTCATTCAAATCGTAAATAGCAAATTCTTTTTCAAATTTCTCTTCTACTGTCGCTTTTGCAATAATGTTTTTCATTGCAGACATAGTAGAAATAGAGCTACCTTCTTTAATTACAAGGTTTTGATTAATAGTTGAGAAGTTCTTCAATACATTAATCGTTTCGTTAGTTAGTTTCATTTTCACTTTTCTCCATAATATCGTGATTGTGTAAAGCTATAATACCATAATGGATGACCTTTAGCAAGTCCCTTTTATTATAACCATCTTTTTTTCCATATCGTTGTGCGTATTTCATGATGTTGCCGATACAGAAACCTTCACCATGTCCACCGTCAATAATGAACTCTGTAGCTTGAAAGTGGTTCGTGCTATAGTGTTCATTATATGTCGAGTCGATATACTCTTTCAATTCTTTAAGAGCATTATTCTCATTATATTTGTAATTAATTATTGTACTTCTCCATTAAGATGAGCCTCTAATTCTTTTTTAGTATCAAAAATATTCCAGTTTACTGCTAAAGAACGTCTTTCGCCTTCACCAAAGAAAGGAAACACTTGATGCTTTAACCAGTTTGGAAAGATTATCAAACGACCAGCTACAGGTTGCTCATAAGATTCTGTTACTGGTCTTAGTTGCATTACATCCTTACGAGTAGTTGTACCCCAAACTAGTTGTGTCCAACCATCACAAAGACCAGAGGCATTAGTCAATCCCTGTTTTGCAATGTCATCCTCAGTAACACCTTTGATACAACTTGGAACCTTCAACCATAGAAAACCACTAAGTCCAGCTTCTGTTTTAACACCATGATCGTGTAATGGATTGTAGTCTCCAGCGTATGCATGATTTGTCCATAAATCAGAAACCATTGCTTTAGATATACGACTATATGCCTTCTGTAAGTATGCAGTGGCCATTGTATCTAAAAGATTTTTTAGTTGCAAACCAACACCGTCACTACAATCAAAATCTAATTGTGCAGACTTTTCATTCTGTTTTAATTGTCCTGCTAAATTTGCAGCATAATTGACATTATTTGGAATAGTGTCATTGTCAATATATTCGTTTACTTCATCAACAATTTCTTGAGGAAGGTCTAGACTAAATATTTTTACAGCAGGCTCCTCTCTCACACTCCAATTTGCAGTTTCTATAAAATTTTCATACTTATCCATTTAATTTATCTTCCAAGTTAAGGCTTACTTCCATGTCTGGATTTTCTTTCATTTGAGTAATAACTTTTGCATACTCAGAAGTGTAATAATTATGTGCTCCAGCAACATCCACATAGTTGAACCAACCAGTAATAATAATTTTAGTTTCTGTTGGAGATATAATACCTCTATGTGTATGTGTGAAGTCAGTAGGCCAGATTGCAGTTAAACCTTTTTTT